AAAAGGTTTACTGTACCAGATATAGCCCCAAACCGCTACGATAATGAATATTGATATTATAAATCTCAGTAAGTTCATTATATTAATTGTAAGCGTTTAAATTGATTAGATTTTTTAAGCGTACATCCGGGATAATAAATATGTATCATTGCTCTTAATGCTTCTTTTGCAATATTATTATCCTTTAAATCCCTGATCCATTTATCATGGGCTATCTTTTCTGATGTGGCGCTCATTCTCAAATATACATCTTAATCCTAATTATCTTACAAAGATTATTTTATTTTACTACTCAACTCCTGATATTTCTTATTATAATCACTCTCTGTTTTATTTAGCAGACATTTTAAATAAACATCCTGATAAGGCAGGTTCATTATTTCCTTCCATTTAAGCACATCACCCCCTGCTAATGAATTTATGGTGTTATAATGTTTAAACCTTTCAAAAGCCTGGATACCGGCTTTCTTTTCAATATCTGTAGGCGGTGAGCCCAGCGACTGATTTTCAATTGAGATTAATTCGGATAGTTCAAAAAAAAATATCTTGCAATAGGCAATGTTTGTGCAACAGATAATTCAATTACTATGTTATAAAATTCCTCTGCCTTGTGTTCCTCATATAAACCACCAATTACCCTGGTATAAAAATAATGAGCCAGTATCATAGCACATGCCCGATATGATGGCTGAATTGATTTCTTCCATTCTTCATCATCCCCGCCGCCAAATTTAGCAACATGTTTATTTATTTCATCTGCCATAAGATCCTTTGCGGCCATGAACGCACCGGCAGGTTCTACTGATAGATTTTTAATAACATTCACCTTTTTCTTACCGAATTGAATAAACTCAGGTATAGGCGAATTTGTGCTGCTATATAGCAACTGATGTGTGAGTGATAATAAGCGTTCGCCAATTAATTCAAGTTCTTTTTTGCTTTCAGTTTGATTAACCTGGGCTAACTCGCTAATTGTTTTTCCTGATAATATTGAGATCTCGTGAAAAAATTCAGGTATTTCAATTTCCTGCATAGCAATTAGCTGGCCCAATGTCATCTCACTTAAATCTGTTGGTATGCTTACTTTAAGCGTTCCTATGGTTGTTTTTAAGGTTTGGGTATACATTAAGATTTTGATTTTGGTTAAATAAGATATCGGTAGTTTTAATTACCCCGTGCTGAGCTTTCCATTGTTCTACAAGTTCATCAGGAACAGTTTTAATTGTAAATTCATTTTTCATACGTTCTGATTTAAAGTTTTTAATCAACTCCATTTGTTCCGGCGTAAATTCACTTGTCTCTTCGATATAAGTAATTGGGTATTGTTTAGTATTTTTAGAGGACGTTAAATAATGATCTAACATTTTACTCGCATCAATATCTTTTCTTATCTGATCTATCTCTCTAATTTTAATCTGGTGTAAATCATAATCAGATACTATGCCAAACCTGATGTTTTGGTATGGCAGGATAGTTAATACATCAATATCGGGCATGTAAAAAATAGATTTACCAAAATAACGCTCGTCGCATTCTTTAAGGAAGTTAAATTCATCCTGCGCGATCTCGACAATCTGGTTATTAATTAGTTTTTGGTATTTCATAATGGTTAATAAATAACATCATAAGTAGCCCATTTTTCTAGCGGCTTAATTAATACGGCGCCATTGCTTTTTAATGAACGTTCCTTTGTTTTAGGATGCACAGCATACACTCCTAACCTTGCTCACCCTGTTTTATCTCTTCCCCAAATAATAACTCCAATTTCGGGTTGTTGAGAATTAATATCTATCCAATCCATATCACTAATTTACAAATAAATACTTAATTAAGCCAACTTTTGGCGGTTAATATTTCGGGTATATCAGCTTTAAAAGACTTAAACTTAATACCTGGCTGTTTATAGTTCTTGCAAAGCTCATGCCTGCCATCACAGCTCTCACCATCACAAGCTTTACCCCTGCAAACAAACTTATACTCATATATGCTTTTATAACCAAACGTATGGCACACACGGGCCGCTATCTTCTCATAATCAGTCTTACGAACATCCTTAGCAAAGAAGCCTGCCTTTTTTAAATCAGAAAATGGAATGTACTTTTCAATAAAATACTTCAACTTATTTTTTTGTGCTAAATCCATTATCTTACTAAATCAAAATCACCGTTATATGTAGGCCTTTCCTGATAGGGTAGGCGGCTGCTGGCTTTCATTTTATTATGAACCTTAAGTTTATTTAAAGCCACGTAACGAAGTGGATCAATTAGGTGATTCCAGGTATCTACCGGCTCCTGTAAAGATCTGCCACTTATCTTATCCTTGCGCCAAGTGTAACGCTCCAACTCTTTACGCAACCAAACACTACCCCTGGTTACATTGATGCGATAGCGTTTTAAAATGTCAATGCTGTTTTTGATGCTATCCGGGCCTTTAGCCGCGCCATTAATAAACCAACCCATTCTTTTTAATTCTTCAATACTTTTAGGCTCCGCGCTGTCTGCAATTATTTCCTTGGTTTTGCTTACTCCCTGTTCTTTTAATTTACGGGATATGTCGGGATTTGTTAGGTTGGTTTCATATATCAATTCATCAACCCAAAGCTCACCGTTTTGCATCCATACCTCAATACAGCCTGTTTCATCGTTCGTAAACCCAAAATCAAGGCCATAACCGATAAATTTAGCATCTTCTGGTATATAATCACAGATAAACCAATTAGTGAAGATCATGCCCTCAATACGGCCTGTTAAGCCACGGGCGTAAACTTTCCATTGTTCAATGTCGATATGTTTTAACGCCTCAATCTTGTCCCTGATCCTCTGATCTAAAAAAGCATTATCCCGGTGATCAGATATCACTAACTGTGTTTTTGGCCTGCCTATTATAAATTCATGCGCCCAGAACCCAGCATTAGGATTATAATCAATAAAAACTTTATTTTTTGTCCTGATTGCAAGCTCTTGATAAATAGGATAGGGAATGCCGTTAGCCTCATTAACGAAAAGATAAGATCTTTTACCAGACTTCGCATCCTGGAAACTATCATAACTCTTGAATTCGATAATTGACCCGTTAAAATATTCAAAGATCCTGTCAGATTTATTGTAAGATTTAATTTTAGCCTTTATTTCTGGTGTGGTTATATAAATGTTTAAAGCATCCCTGAGCGCTCCGGCCTTTAAATTGGGTATATCCTGCCCGCAAACGGTTATTATCTCACCTTGGCCGTCCTGAACTTCACCTGCAATTGTAAACAAGCATTGCAATATGGAATAGGTTTTACCAGATGATGTGCCGCCCTGGTGTACCTGTACGTCATCATCACTATTTTTAATGAACTCGTAAGCTTTATAATATAGTTCAGATACTTCCATTACGATAATTCATTAGCTATATCATCAGCTATCTCCTGTTCGCTGGCTGATGGTGATTCACGCAGGCCGCGCACTACGGTAACTGTAAATGAATTATTTGTTTCAATAGGACCGCCATCTTTGCCTGTTAAAGTTGTTTCTGTCTTATCGGTTAATCCTAAAACCTTAGCCGCTAAGGTGGCATTATACTTTCCAGTTAGAGCACCGTCAAGCTTCTGTTTGTCGATTACATCGCGTATATACGATATAACGTTAGAAAAATCTTTGTTGATTTCTTTCTGTTCCGGGGTTAACTTATCTTTAGTTGTTTTTATACCGGTCTCAAAATGATTAAAATATTTAGTATTTACGTGCAAGAAAATGCAAAGACCTTGAAATGTAAAAGGCGTATTAGTTGCAACCGCTACGGTAGTACCGGCAAATTCACCGCCTTTTATGGCTTCATTACGCCATTGTACCTGTTTATTTTCATAAATAAAGTATTCAGTCGCTGCCTCCAATAAAATATCAGGATTTGAAAATATTTTATCACGCCCATGCTTTGCGCGTTTTTTCCAAAATTCATTTCCCTTTGGCGCTCCGCCTTTATGATGTACTTCGTTTATCATTTCATTGCATATTAATTATGATTTATCAGCAAGCAGATAAGAAACATTTACACCTATTCTGTCTTTTAGATATTCATCATATTTCCAAATACCTGATCTATCAGGGCCGCTGCAGGCTACCCATCCGCCGTTATAAAGTACCCAATGGCCTTTGCCGTGTTGCTCAGTGCCTGGATTGTACCATCTAATATTAAGTATACACCTATTCGGTAACCGCTCGCCTGGCTGCATAAGATGTAATCTACCGGGTGTTTTGTAACCCAGGAATATTATAGCTGCTGAAACCTCTTTTACTGTAGTACCTCGTTTTAATTGGCGCTTAGTCATACCTGTACATAAAAAAGCTATTTCTGCCTCTTCTGGTAATATATTAGCTAAATGGGCAACTGTGAACACCCCACAGTAGTTACTGTGTTCTGGTTGGGTGTATAATGTTCTTACAACATCCTCACAATTAATCTTGGGCGCTGCCATATCCAAATATAATAAATAATCTTATTTATCTCATAAAGATTATTTTTACTCAATTTTCAGTTTTTATTAATATGAGCATCTCTTAAGGCTGTACATGCGATATCACGAAAGTTTGATATTTCTCCTAATATATCCCCGGATTGTTTACTTAATGGATGCAGTGCACTACTGTTAACCAAATCCTTTAATTTTTCGTAAATATCAGATAGTTGATTAATGTAATTTTTAAATTGATCGTCTGTTATCATAATATTTATTTTTAAAGGTTAATTTTATTTCTTCTCAATAAAGAGTACATCATCCATCTTTCCTGATTAATATTGCTTTCAAATTGGTTTGTTTTTTTATAATTTACATCTCGGCCCTTAGTCGGGTCAATCACATTTACCACTTTGTTATTTTCATCTATTTCAATTAATCCCCACTTATCTGGTAATTCATTAGGATTGATTAATCCCCATGGAGCGCAGTACAATCGGAAGTTACCTAATCCTAATGTTGGGTATATATGATGAAACTTTTTCTTATCGGCTAAAAAGTCACTTCTTGATATTTTAACTTCAACCAATATGGAACAATCGGAATTAAAACCGATAACATCAGGTATGCAGCTTTGCCCAGCTGCAACTAACTCAACAGCTGTTACCGGACACTTGTAATGACATTTGTTTTTAAGCCACTTTGCAGCTACTAAACATAAATCGTGATGTCTACCCTTACTCATTTTTTAATCCTCTCGTTTATACAGCTTTTTTTATCAGCTCAATTAATATCCATAAACCAACATGCCGGCAACCCTTGTCTCAGGGTTGGTTTTTATTTTTAATGGCCACCTGGTTATGTTGCAAAATAATTCATGTTTGTATGATGAATACCCGGCAGGCTTGATTAGTTTATAGTTGATACTTTGCTTGATCATAAATTTTTCTATCTGCCGGCCTATCTCATGATTAGCTCCGACCCGCTTCGCTTGTCCGTTGCCTCCCTTGTGCCATGTACCATTAATTAACCAGCCAGCTTCCAGATGTACAGTTAAATCATATAATTGATTATGCAGGCTTATTTCACCCATTAGATCAACTAAGTCATATACTTGCAGTGTTAATATTTGCTTTTTACCTATTGAGTATAATGAAAAGCCATTAAGCGAAACATCCGGATCTATGCCAATTAATACTTTTTCTTTCATTTTAATTATTTGCTATTTCAAGTAATATATCGGCATGGCATAACTCACCTTCTTTACAATAACAAGCAAGGTTTTTATCTTTTAGTTCTTCCTGTACCATTTCAGTTATTGAACAATGGTTAGATTGCATGTAGTGCTCCCAGAATAATGAGTTTTCAAAGTCTGTTTGACAATCTTCCGGCAGTTGTTGAATTTTATAAACCTTAAAGGCTTCTTTAAATAATTGCACCGCCCTTTCCCTTCCATATTTTTCAACAGTGAATGGATTACCAAAGTAACTACATCGTGTAACTGACTTGGTATTCTCAGGCAGCTTAAAGCCGCGTGTGCGCTTCCGCTGTACTCTTACTGGTTTCATATCGTACTCCGGTTATTTAAAATTTCATAAATACAATGTTTACTTACATTGAATATCTCAGCTAATAGTTTGACAGATAGCCTCGAATTAATTATGTAGTCTTCCTGATTTGGCGATATTTGTTTTTTGCCTGCCATGGTTATTTTTTTAAAATAGTGAGTATGTTTTAAATATTAATAAAAAAATTAACCAGGCGGCGCGTTAATTTGCTGGTAAATAGATACTCCTTTGGAGTCATATCCGGATAAATACCAGCCATTAACCCTTATGTGCTCGTGATAGAGTTTTAAATCATCCTGGCTTAATTTTGAAGCAAATGCAGCATTAAATCCGTCAGGGAAGTTTTTATCAGGCCGATGTTTTTTATTATTGTTCTGAAAACGAATATCTGTTTCGATCCAACCTGAAGCGGTACTCTTCCAATTTGTGATTTGCCCGTTTTTTATTTTCCAATCGGTTTGATCATAATGTTTTATAAATTTTTTTGCTTCAAATTCACATTTTAAATCATCCCAACCGGTTGTTTTTTGTTCTTTAAAAAAAATAAAAACATCGTTAAAAATTGGGGGAGAAAACTCTCTCTCTTCTCTTCTTTTCTTTACTATTCTCTTCTCTACTATTCTTTGTGTATTACTGTACACTTTTTCAGTATCATAACTTGGTTTAAGTACCCCTAAACTCAATAAAAGTTCCTTTAATTCAATTAAAGTAATACATTCATTATTTCGTTTTTTATATGCATCATCAATTGAATCAACAAAATCCTGACACCAAATAATTTTATTGGTCCATAATTCCTTATCAAATTTCCCAAGTTTTACAATATCGTTTATGATTAATAATAAGCGGTCCTCCGTCACTTTACATTTAGCTGATAAGTACATTACCTCTTCCTCATTATTAAGATTCAGATAGTGGTAATCGGTATCACAAAGCTTTTCTAATATCTTATGCCAGGTAGAATATCCATCGTTACCATATTTAGTTTCAATAAAAAACATTTTCTTACCGTCGCCAACTATGTGAGGATAATAATCTACCGTATTCTTTTCAGGCCTCGCCATACTTATTAATTAAAATGGTTGATCATCATTATCTGTCTCATAAAAATTATTTGGCCGTATAATGAAATTACTCGGTTTCTCAAATGAATTAGATGGTGATATACCTGAAAAAGCATTAACAGGCGCCGGAATAAAATCTCTATCTAAATCAGTAAATTTTACATATTTACCTACAAATTTTAACCTGACTTTACCAGTTTCACCGTTACGATGCTTGGCTATAATTACCTCTCCAATACCAGTTGTAGGCATATTATCCTCGTCAACTTCTAACCCGTAATATTCGGGACGATATAAGAAGAGCACCATATCCGCATCCTGCTCAATTGAACCTGATTCACGCAAATCTGACAGCATTGGCCGTTTGGATCCTCCTGGTCTATTCTCTACGGCCCGTGAGAGCTGAGATAAAGCTATCACGGGTACATTTAATTCTTTAGCTACTGATTTTAAAGCCCTGGAGATACTTCCAATCTCCTGCTCTCGGTTACCACCTCCTTTGGCATCAGCAGCTTTACCATGCATAAGCTGTAAGTAATCAACAATGATTAATTGAATATCGTGTTGCGACTTTAAACGCCTACATTTAGCACGGAATTCAAATATTGTTAGTGCTGGCGTATCATCTATAATTAGATTAGCAGCGTCAAGTTTACCAATTGAATTTTTGTCCATTCCCATTCTTCCAGGGTGCCTTTCCTTATTTTTTCCTGTTCAATCTCGGCCTCACCACTAATTAGGCGATTAACGAGCTGATTAGATGACATTTCCAATGAAAAAACAACTACTGGCTTATCAAAATCAACCGCAGCATTACGTGCGCATGTTAACACGAACGCCGTTTTACCCATTGCGGGGCGGGCAGCTATAATAACCAGGTCGGATTTTTGCCAGCCGGAGGTCATCCGGTCAAGATCAGTAAATCCTGATGCAACACCGGTTAAGCCGTCCTTTTTATCTTTAAGCGCTTCAATTTCAGCTAAAGATTCCCGCATCAGGTCATGTATAATTCTTGAATCGCGCCGGGTATTGTTTTGACCAATCTCAAATAAACTCTTTTCTGCCTTATCCAACAGGTCTAAAACATCGGTTGTATCTTCATATGCTATTTGAATTATTTCACTACTGACCCGTATCAATTCCCGCTGTATGTGTTTTTGTAAGATGATACGGCTATGATATTCAATATTGGCTGCAGAGGCAACGCGGTTAGTAAGCTCGGTGATATAATAAGCGCCGCCAATCATTTCAATCTCACCCATCTTGCGTAATTGGGCCGTTACGGTAAGGATATCTATAGGGCTTGATTTCTCAAAAAGATCACTTATAGCTTTAAATATTTTCTGGTGAGCATCTTTATAAAAAACATCTGCTTTTAAAATATCAATTACTGATGATAGCGCGTCCTTTTCCAGCATTAACGCTCCTAATACAGCCTCTTCGACATCAACAGCCTGTGGCGGTAGTTTACCTAATCCAGAATAGAATGGTTGTGTGATCCGATTCCTTCGCTCGTCAGATACCTGGCTTTTTCGCTCATAGAAATCTTTTTTATCATTATCTAAAATTGACATTAGGTTAATTAATTAGGGATGGAAAATATTAGGAATAAAAAGCCCTGACCCCGGTTTGGTGGTGTGGCACCGCCCCAGGTCAAGGCTCAAAGTATTTTTTGCTGACATACCCCACACGGATATATTTTTTAAGATTGTTTTCTGAAAATCAAACATAAGTAAAATAATCATAATTATCTATTTAAGATTAAAATAAATCATTAAGCTTTATAATCACCGACCGTTAAACAATCTTCCCATTCAATTCTTTGGATAGGAATTATAATTGGACAGTATTCTAAAGGTGCTATTTCTTGCTTTTTACAATAAAGGTACCTAATCCTGTCTTCAGCTATCTGCCTCAATACAGGGCCAGGTTTACCGTGTTCCAGATAATAAACTAAAGCGTATTGCTCCTCTTCGTAATAACTCATACCTCTACAGATTCTGATAACTCATGTAAATTATCCATGACTTGTTTTATTTGTGTGATGGGCAGGCCAATAAAAAATAAGAATACCCGGTGTAATTCTGCCGCGTACTCGCTTGTAAAGTCCATATCAAGGAACTTTATATTAACGTTGCTGTTAGTGGCAAGGTGAAGCTGTATTGCGTTGGCATCCTTTACAATTCGTGATGCAAACTGGTTAGCTTGTGGATTTTTAAACCGTACATCCATATCCTGGATGTGTTCAATTTTAATTAACTCTGCCATGACAGCAATAAACTGTACGGATTGAAATATCCTGGCCTTTCGGGTGTCTGTTAGGACTTGCTTTATCATGCTGAAAATAAATTATATTGTGAATCCTTTAATTCTTGAATGTATTTTTCACGATTGGCTTTATTTTGCCAATACTTTGTGCGGGCCTCGATGATTGGTATATAATCATCTTCCATTTCCATAAGTACAATGTTTATATTTTCAAAGGCAGCAGAACAACCACTTGTGCCGCTCCCAGCATATGGATCAAGTGTTATGCCACCAACAGGGGTAACAAGGCGCTGGAGGTAACGCATTAAGGAAATAGGCTTTACTGTCGGGTGATTGTTGTTACGTTCATTTTTTCCCCTTTGAAACGCGTTATCAGTTTCAATCTGCCTACCATCGTTTGTTTTAATGGCTTCAATGTGCTCACAACCCGAGTTTCTTTCTTCCTGGCTTGCCTTGGCACAATAAAAGAAGCGTGAAGCGCCCCCGGTGTCACCATATCCCGTTACATCTTGACCCGTGGCATATTGCCCGTAAATATTATTTGATGCGTTACGTATGCCGGAAGGAATGCCGGAAGTTAACACGCCTGTTTGTTTATCTAAAACATTAGCCATGTGTAGATCTAATATTACATTTGCAGGGAAGCGGCCATCTGAATTAGCTTCAATATTTTTACGGCCATCTGTAAGTTTGCTACCTACATAGTTAGCGCCTAAAATATTTGTACCAGTACCGTAAGTAGCCGACTTTAAATCTTCATCGCTTTTAAATTTAATTCTGCATCCGTCAATATTTATTCCACCAGTACCGTACTTTAAAACATTTTCAGCAACTGTGCCAATCAGTGGTTTACGGGCAACACAAATAGGTTCTGTTGCTGGCTTAAGTGCTGTTCCGTAGCCATTCCATTGTTTAGCTTCATCAGTTGTTGGCACTGTAACATCAATCATCTGCTGACCGGATTTCCAGCCGTTTTTAATATTTAAATTGCCATTTTGCCCGGCCATTGTTCCTGTTAATTTACTGCCGACTACCTGCCTTTCTGCACCGGTCATTTTATCGATCTGTTTACTAATATCCAATGATTTCGGAAACCCAGATCCATAATGCCAGGTTATCATGTCCCTTATCTCAAACCCAGAAAGCCTGATTGCCATTGTTCCCCAGTCATAGGTCCGGGTACCAAAAAAGGCTAACACGTGACCACCTGGCTTTAAAACCCTAAAAACTTCTTTCCAAAACATCGGCTGAGGTACAAAACTATCCCATGCTTTACCCATGAAGCCTTTTCCTTTGATTTCATGATAACCTTGATCAATCCAGTCCTGTAGTAATTTCAATGCATTAGGCTCTTTACCTAACCCATAAGGGCAATCTGTAACGACGCTATCAAAGTAATTATCAGGGTATTTTTTAAGGAGTTCAATATTATTTCCGCACTCAATCGTTATGTCGCTCATTTTTAAATATTTCTTAATTCAGGTGCAACCATTTTAACTCCCAACCAATTGAAAAAACTTTCTTCGGACTCCCATACGGGCGGCGTGTTGTTTTTATTCCTCACGCACGTCCATTTTGATTTACCATCGGGTTGCTTTGTTTCTACACAGTCCTTTTCAAGCCTTAAGCCTAAATCAGAACCTACCCAACCTATTTTGCGCCAACCATGGGCGATAACTTTAAATGAATAATCAGCGGAGCCGGTTCGGATAGCATATTGTCTGAAAAAGTCCGTGGGATCAGGTATGAATAAATCCAGGTTAATTCCTTGTGGCAAAACTATTTTGCAATAGCGGCCCGTTGGTTTGCCTTTTTCAAGCGTACCTAAGCTGTTAACTAATTCAACAAAGTTTGGATGTACCACATCGCCGGTACTTACATCACTAAGTAAACTTGTGGATGTACTGGCTACCATTAAAGGGGTTAAGACAATTTCAATATCCTTTACTTCCGGCTTTTTTCGGCGGATAGAACCGGCAATATTTATGCGGGTGGTAAATGGTTGCAGCTTATAGCAGATATCAATAGCTATGTTTTTTGCTTCGTGTAAAATCATTTTGAAAGTGATTTTAAAGCCTGTTCATAGGCTGTTTGAATACTTTGAAATATTCCAGTATCACCAGTGCGAGGCACATCTGGATGATAAATCTTAGCAAGGTCCTTATACTTACTTCTGATAATAATTTCATTTGCCGACCTTGAACATTCCAACACTTCCCACCAATTAGCGCCTTTTGGCTCAGGGAGTGCTTTAAATCCTTGAAAGGCCCTTTTCAATATATCTGATGCTCCCCAACGTTTTAACCCGCGTAAAGCATCAATACTCTTTTCAATCGCTCTTAAATTATCTTGCAGGTATATATATCGATCACAGGCTAAAACATATTGTTCATTATCCCATGTGAAGTAAACAGCAATACCAGTATCACCGTCAACAGGCTTCATATTGCCGTACATTTGACCATCACGTTTTACCGGGACATTTGATGATATAATTGGATTAACGCCTTTTAATCGGTCTATTTCGTCCAGTACGCCATCACGAGCTTGCGCGATCGTGCATTTAAACTGGCTATACTTTTTTTCGTGTTGCCTGGTACGTTCAAACCCTACTGGCCATTCTAAAGGAAATGCTTCTATCATTATGCTGCTTTTATATAATACTCCTTAAACCTTTTTCCGTTATTGGCACACCAGCGCGTTTCAATTGGAAGATGGAACCTGATGCGTATTTCTGTTATGTAATGTCTGAGCTCGAATGTTCTTAGATCCTCAAACACCGATACAACGGTTAAGACTTCACCAGCTTCCAGTTTGGCCTTAATTTGATTTGCTAAATGGTTATTGTCCATGATATTTAACCCTCATTATTTAATGCAAATGAATTATGTTGACTAAATCTCCGGTGTGCATCATGATCAAACAGGGCAGAAAATCCTAAACCAATGGTTTTAGGCTGCTCGTGAAAAACCGGGATGCTGCAGTGTTTTTCTGCATCCATTAAATTAATCATCCTGATACAAGTGCCAGCTGTTTGGATTAACTCCATACGTAGTGCCTGTACATCCCCTGCGCCCTCTCTTATGTGGTTTGCTTCCCTGATAACTTCGCCAGCTTCCTCAACTACTATTGCAGCGCGTTCCACCGGGGACATAGGCCATACAGGATGTTTTTTAATTGCCCGGTTCATTTCTGCTAATATTTCAATTAGTGCTGTTGCCGCTTCCGGGCTTTCGGTTGTTATAGTTAATTTTGTTTGCATAATCGTGTTTGTCTTATAAAGATTAATTTAGTTTAAATTTTTGATATTGGATGATTCCGTGCCTGATTTCTTGGCTGCATATCCCAATTGTAATCAAGCAGGTAGTTGTGTGAATTACCGATCAGGTTGTATTTTTCAGTTGATACAGATATTTTAACAAATGTTCGGTAACCTGGCTTACAGTTTTCTGGTGAACGGTGTATCACGAATTGATCGAGTTTTAAAAGTGACTTAACTGGATAGGTAACCTCGCATGAATAATTTACGAAGGCTTCCATTTCAAGCAATGACTTTTCATGATCTTGTGTAAGGTCTGTTAAACCACAATCTGAAAACACAGTCGGCTCACTATCACACCAGATATAATTTATATCATCACACTGTATATCAAATATTCCTAAATCAACTGGTAGAGTGCCGTATTTCATATATTATAGTTTTTTAATTTTTCTTTTAAAAAGGCCCTTTACCTCGCGTATCGGGCCTCTCAACCTAAACCTTATCACAATTCAGGCGATTGCCTGAGTTACCGGGACAGGGATCGAACCTGCATGAGATATTTTAGCCTCGCCAGCATTATTTACTCTCAATCACTTGTTGCGTCTACCATTCCGCCACCCGGTAATCAATTTAAACTGTTACTTCAACTGGTTTGTAAAATGCCTGAAACCTGGTAGTTTCATTATACTCAGGTGATTTAATAAGCCCATCGCCCATTCCTGCTAAAGTTTCAGCGCCTGCCTCGTCAAGTACAACCCTGCTATCAGCTTCTTTAGGGACGCGGAAACAGATTTGTACAGGGAAGTTAACTTTAGTATCACCGTTTATGATCTTGACTGATGCGCGCTGGGTAGCCGCCATGATTCTAAAGCCAGAAGACCTTCCTTTCTGTAATAAAATCTGTATATTTTGTTCAAGTGATTTTAATTCACCAGTTTTCTTCATTTGCATTTTAGGCGCACCTTCCATCATCATCCCAAACATGCCCTTTTTGGGCGCGTAGTTTCCAACCTGAACCTCTTCTCGGATATCTAACTCAACTCCTTTCCGTGAAGCTGCAATTGCGTCTGCAAATTCATCAAGAAAAACAAGTACTTTTCGTTTAACGCCATTCCTGATGTTCTCATTCATTTTATCAACAAGCATTGCAACAGTTTCCTCAATTTCAAGTATATCAGAAACCACCCGGATATTAGCATTATAATCATTTTCGTATTCGCCAAACTCAAATTTTGGATCTATAATGTAAATATCCTCTATACCTGCCTGTTTTCCATATTCAATAGAATTTCGGACCAAAACAGATTTACCACTGCCTATAGAGCCGCAAACAAGCGCATTGGTTGTTGAATGGTTGTCAAGGTCCCAATAAATAGTATTTTCATAATTATCTTTACCCAGCGGTATTTTCATATCAACTAATTCTGCCGGGTCAAACAATAAAGTCCGTTCCCTTTTCTTTGAAAACTCAATTGATACATAAGATTTACCATTATGTACTACAAGATCTTTGGAGATACGAACAGCCGCAACATCCAGGGCGTTTGCAATGTCAAGCCGGTGGGAGTGTACTGAGGTGATTTTAACACCTGCAGAAACTTCTAAAAGGTAAGTATTGCTAGAATAGCCGTCAAATTTATAGGCTACATTTACGATAATATTAAAGCTCCGTAAAACGTGCTCAATTTTTTGTTCTGGTGTCATGTCTTTATTTGATAAGTCGTATTGAATAAATTGCGATGCGTTTTTTTGAAAGTCGCGGATAACTTTTGGGTTGATCAGGCCTACAGATATATCCCTGATCCTTTTTAGGCGCTTTGAAACCATTTCGCGCTTTGATTCCTCAATAGGGAAATCTTCAACCTCCGCAATCATAGTTTTAGCCCAGAATTCATATATATCTGATTTATCCTCGTAGTTATCTGACTGGTTGATCAGGTAGATATAATCAGGATCCTGAACAGCTGCCAGCATGCGTTTTAAAGGCTCGTATAATAAGGCTTCATAAAGGCGGCGGGTATCTTTATCAACTTTTATTTTGATAGGTAGTAACTGATTTGAACCGTCTTTATTTTGAGCAATCTTATTTTCAATAAACCAAATCTCGTCTATATCAAGGCCTGATTTTGATTCATAGCCCTTAACGTAGGTGATAGCCTGCTCACCAATGCTTAATTTAGCTTCCTGTTCATCTGTAAATGATGTTTTTGATTTATGGTCAACTATAATGAGCTTATCATGGATGCTTTGAAAAACTAAGTCAATCTTTAAATGGCAGGGCATAGGGATATCAACCCCGTTAATTGTTAGCCATTCATCGCAATAAACCTCAACATCAATTACCTCTTTGATTTCATCTATATAGGTTCCTATATCGCCAAAGAAGTTTTTAAGCAGGGCATTAACTGTTTTTAATGCCTTTGCTTTACATTCTTCAATTGTTGGCGTAGTTTTCTGAATCTTCCAGAACGGGGCCGGGAATTCATCTATATATTCAAAGGCAATAATTTCCAATGAGGCTAAATCAAGCCGGTTATCAGTTTTAATGCCCGTAAAGAACCTGTCCAATGCTTCATGGTAGGCGCTGCCGGCAACACTTGAAGCCGAATTTTTACCTTTAAGGTTATAGATGTACCGCATTTCAAAAGCCTTTTCATGGCGGGCGAATTGCGCAACCTTTGAATAGCTCCAACTACTAATTAAGAAGTTGGAGAGCAGGTTATCTACCTGGTCTGGCGTGTATTTTTTATACTCACTCATGGCATAACGATTGAAGATTGTCCACCATTTTTGTTTTTAAGATCATTTTTTTGCTGGTCGATGTCTTCTTTTGATTTTACACCACCTTTAAAAGCAAATTCAACCGTTGTATCGCCATCTTTAATTGCCTGGCCCACACCAATAAGCGTAACAAGATCATCGGCTGTTACGTGATCAATAGCTGCTTTACCAATCGCTGACAGAATTTCAGACTCTTTTAATGAGTAGGTATCTTTAAGCGCATCAAAGATTTGTTTCCTGCGGGCTATCAGTTTGGTTTTATCTGAAACATCGCCTACAATAGTGCTTTTGGCCTCGTTATGTACCTTATCAACGACAGAGCGGGGTATAACACCTAAAATAGCGTTCCTTAGTGCAATTGAATTACCAGCATTACCAGTAACAACAATCATGTCATCGTTCATGCGGCCGGTTTTAGTCATTATTGAGCGCTTAACCTCAACCTTTATAGCCAGGTTATTTTCAAGATCAAAAGCAATACCCTGGGAGGTTAGTGTTTTATCCTCAACAGATATTACTTTAGCCTCTATCCGCATATTACCCCAGCATTGAGCCAATATTTTAGCAAGATGAACGCTTGGGCCTGTTATAGCCTTACCACCTCTAGGAAGCGAATAAGTACAGGTTGCGGCTGTTTCTTTATCCATGGTAACTATTGCTATGGCATTTTCATACGCTCTTTTAATGTTCCGTGGAAATGCTTTTGCGGTAGCTATCTGCACGTCAATTGTAGCTTTATCCTGCTGATATACTGTATCAACATTGGCTACGGTTTCAATTATTACATCGTCTTCAATATTCATTGTGTGGTTTTTTTAATATTTGGTTATTATTTGGTTAAATAGTGTTGATATTCAAGACAGCCTTGTTTGGCCTTATTTACTTTTGGATCCCGCTTTAAGCAACTTTTTTCATGCTTGCAATAACCGCAGCCAACTTGTGAGTTAATTATCTCCAAAATCTTTTTTGTGTCCAGGTTTTGTTCTGTGAAATTCATTTTGGTTAATGTGCTGTGGCTATAAAAAAAGCCAGTCCTAAAAGTGATATTACCAACAAGATCCCTACTGCACGCTTTATGGCTGCATCTTCCTGTTGTTTTTTGTTTTGATCGATACGCCTTTGGATGTTCCACCAGCTTTGCTCTGATGATAATTGATAATAGCGCTGCCTGGCTACGTCTTTATCGGTGATATCATTTATCCCGTTAAAAACTTTGATGGGGCTATCCATTGTTGTGCCCTTTCCTTTTTTCACTGATTTCAGCTAAACGTACACTTGCTTCATTTAGCTGTTTTTTTGCAGTATCAATTAACTCATTTTGAGCTTTAAGTTTGGCTTTGATATTATCAATCCTGGCCTCAACTGATTCAGGGGTTACTTTAACTCCTTTGTCGGTAGCAACTGAACACTCAGCCATTTTGCCTTTGAATAATCCGAAGTGATCTCTTAAAACCAGGTAAATACCAAAAGCAAAAATGAAAAGCAGGATACAGCCAACGATAAAGGCAGCTATGCATACACCAACAATTGTAGCGGTAGATGCGTTTTGAAACTCACTAAACATGATTCAACTCCCTTCCGGCTTCTATATAAGCCTTTACAGCATCGTTAAGATTGTATTTAAGGTAATAATCCATTGGAATAGGACCCGATTCCTGTACATGGCAACCGTCGTTATCTGAGGTGTTAAACTCGTAGGCGTTGAGGCCCCGGCTAATAATGAAACCAATAAGTGAGTCAGTTTCAATTTCAACTTCTTTCCAGTCATCCTCATTTGACAGTCCACCGTTTAAAATAGCCTCATTAATGTAGGTTACATTAACCACATCGCCGTTTAAATCGGCATCTTCAATAAAGAATGTAGGGCGCTCAACTATCCTTTTTAAGGCATTGTGAGCAACTTTTAACCTGTTGGTATTGACAGGCCGACTTTTAAATGTTAGATTTGTGTTCATAATAAGAGATTTTTAAATGATTAGCCAGATTGCCGTCTGGCTTTTCTTGTTTATATTATTTGTTAATTGAAATTTATTGCTGGTTTTTCAAGCATTGCACGAAGCATTGTGTTTTCAGCCTGCAGGTTCTTGATATTTTCTTTAAAGGTTTCCTCCTGGTTTAAAAACAGCTCAGTAAAATGTAATTCTGACCGGCTGGCTTTAAGCTTATAATTCCTTACCTTGTTTTCAAGGTCTTCAATACATGGTTTAGTTTTGATCTTGCTCACTATGCTTTCCTCCAAACCATTATTCCGCGATCTTTTTTTGAAGTCTCAAATTTCAAATCGGTGAACTTGTGAATTATTGAAACAACTGTCCTGACATTGGAAGCCCTTTCAAGCTCTACCCAATAACCATCGGCTTCATTACATATATCCATAGATTGTAATGTGCCAGTTATATCTTTTGTGGGTAATAACCGCAACCCAGGCTGCGTAGAATTACTTAAAGTTTGGCTTTGTTCTTGCATTTGATTAAATGTGTTTATATTTGATTAGTTATTGTTTATCAAATGTAATTACATTTTTCATAAATGCAAATACTTTTTAAATAAAAGTTATTAACAATTTTTATCTATGTCCATACCACCTGCCCATAATGGGGAATTATTGAAACAATATTTAAAGTCTAAAAAGATCAGGCAGGAGGATTTTGCCAATAATTTAAATATTTCTCGTAACTATTTAATTACAAAACTTAAGGAATTCACCTTTAAAGATGACTTTAAGCAGAAAGTAATTACAAATCTTGGCGTGGATGAAAGTTTTTTTGAAAGTAATTACAATTCTGTCGCGCAAACAAAATCAGCACACTATACAATAAACACCGAATCCTTAAATAAGCCATCGATCAATACAGGTAAAGGTGTGCCTTATTATGATATAGATTTCATGGGAGGTTTTGACCTGGTGTTTAATGAGCAGGCTATACAGCCGACGTTTTATATTGACTTTTTACCTTTTAATGATTGCGATTGCTGGATAAACGTAACCGGTAAAAGTATGGGACCATTAATTGCACATGGTGATATCGTAGGACTAAAAAAGGTGGAGGATTGGCGGCGCTTTCTGTTGGAGGGGGAGATATACGCCATCGTAACAGATAATGGCTTTAGAACCATTAAAATGCTTGGGCCTGGGGATGATAATGATCATTATAAATTGATACCATATAATAAAGGCGAAGAATACAAACCACAATCAATTCCAAAAGATGTAATCACCCATATATTCCGGGTGAAGGGAAATATTAAAAAGTTCTTTTAAAAACCTTAAACCATGAAAAAATCATTAATTGTTATTTTGTTATTGTCTGCAGCCTATATAAGTAAGGCTCAAAAACTTGAAAAGCCAAAAATAGATAAGATAACCGGCGATACTACATTTTCAACATCTAAAGAAATCATTACCAATAAAGTGGGCTTGATCTATGATTATTTAGGTGTTAAGACCATTAAAACAAAGGGTGATGTATTCTTATCTTTTTATATATCAAAAGGCATTACAATGCTTTATTCAGTTAATCCCGGTGATAAGCTTATTTTAAAAACAACCGATGATAAAGTATTAGAAATAAAGAGTATTGCCAGTCAGAATTCTGATTTTACACACAGCTCAGCAAATACCTACTCAGATCTCATAGCGTTATACCCAGTTAGTAGCGATGATCTTATCAAGTTAAAGGCTGGCACCATTAAAGTAATTAGGATTGAAACTTCAAAAGGTAATTTTGATTATGATATAAAGCTTAAAAATGCCGATATAATTAAAAAGCAAATTGAACTAATAACAAAATAACTATGCAAATTACAATCTCAGAAACAGAACGCATGCATTATGTTCAGCAGGGCCAGCGATTGAGGATCTACCGAAAGTCAAAGAACTGGACCCAGCAAGATCTTGCAGCAATATTAAATAAGACCCAAGGCACGCTTTATAAATATGAAACGGGCTTAACTGATATTCCATCTGCTGATATCAGGAAGCTTCACAATGAATATGGTTTATCTTATTCCTGGTTCTATGATAATGTAGGCGATATGGAAAACATTAAAAATATAATTGCGCCAGGTAAGGGGAACACTGATAAAAATTTACTTGCAATGTATGAGCAGCTTGAAGCGAGGTTTAACAAGTTGGAGCGCGATTACAGAAAATTGATCGGGCTTAATAAGCCAAAAAAACAAAGTGTTTAAATGCTAATTATCTCATTTGTGTGTGAAAAGTGTGTTAATTAAAAAAGCCACCTACAAAATTAATCTGTAAATGGCTGATTTAAAGGTGACCTGGGAGAGGATCGAACTCTCGACCCACTGATTAAGAGTCAGTTGCTCTACCGGCTGAGCTACCAAGTCAATTTGTTTTTTTCCGGGCTGCAAATAAACGGTTTTTTTTTGAAGTCCGGAAGTCCGAAAGACGGAAAGTTTGAAAGAAATGAAAAATAGTGATTAGAGACCGGAGATTAGTTATTTTCCCGTGAAGAATTTTTTTCCTAATCTCTGGTCTCTAATCTCTAATTAACTATGCAAGAGCGTACAGCTCATCCCTTTGCTTCTGCACTACATCGCTGTTGATATACTCATCATAGGTCATCAGCTTATCTATGGTGCCGCCGGGGGTTAGTTCAATAATGCGGGTGGCAACGGTTTCTACCAGCTCATGGTCACGCGAGGTGAACAGGATGGTGCCTCGGAAGTCTTTCAGACCGTTGTTTAACGCGGTGATGGATTCCAGGTCGAGGTGGTTGGTTGGTTCATCAAACATCAGCAAATTGGCTGATTGCAGCATCATGCGGCTAAACATGCATCGCATTTTTTCGCCGCCTGACAGTACATTGCTTTTCTTTAATACTTCTTCGCCCGAGAACAGCATGCGGCCTAAAAAACCACGGATAAACTGGTCATCCTTTTCACCGGGCGAGTATTCACGCAGCCAGTCGATCAGGTTATCATCCTTACCTTTAAAATATTCGGCATTGTCAATCGGAATATCGGCAGGATTTATGGTTACACCCCATTTAAATTCGCCTTTATAGTCCTTATCTCTGCCTGTTAATATGTTATAAAAAGCGGTGGTAGCTAAGCTGTTTTGTGAGAGAATGGCTATTTTATCGCCCTTGTTTACCATCAGGCGGATGTCATTAAATAACACCTCGCCGTTCAATGATTTGCTCAGGTTCTCAATCTGCAGGATCTGGTCACCAGCTTCACGACCCTGGTTATTGAATATAATACCCGGGTATTTACGGTTTGACGGCTGGATCTCGTCAATGTTAATTTTATCCAGCGCTTTTTTACGGCTGGTTGCCTGTTTTGATTTGGAAGCATTGGCGCTAAACCTGCGGATAAATTCCTGCAGCTCTTTTACCCGGTCTTCTGTCTTTTT